GGCGTCGTATGGGTATGCGCCGTGGTGTGGTCATGGGTCGTCGTGGGATGCGTATGCGTGGCGCTCCCGCCCGTGGCACCCCCATTGGCACTCGCCGCGGCGCCCCGTGGATAGCGGCCATCAAGGGCGGTGGCGCGTGTCCACCCGGCAGGAATACTGGCGACGCTGCCGCTCCAGAGGACCGTAATCCCGGTAGCGATGGCGTCAGGATCGACGGGGACGGATATCCCGACAGGGACGACATGCAGCGGCGCGCGCCAGCGCAACTCCTGCGGATAGCGGAGGCAGGAGTCGCGGTAGAGGCGCCGCACCTCACTCGCACTCAAGGCCCGATTGTAGAGGCGGCAATCGTCGAGTTGCCCTGGCAGATAAATATTGTTATAGCCACGCCCGAGCCACACGGTCCCGCTCACGGAGCCGGTCGCGGTACTGGCGATGCTCCCCCCCAGGACGCCATTCTTATAGATACTCAGCGTGCTACTGTCATGCGTCAGGGTGAGATAGGTCCAGGCCCCGACCGTATAGGGCACGCCAATGTGGGTATCTGAGCCCGTCCAGTTAAACGCCCACAGGCGGTCGTCCCCGGTCAGACTGGTGCGGTAGAGGCCAAAATACCCGGCATTCTCGGCGACAATGCCTTGCCCAAAATAGACAGAGCTAATGGAGGGCGCCGTTCCCAGCGGCAAGACCCAGAGACTGACCGTGGCGGCCGTGGGGGTAATGTAGGTGGCCAGCGTTCCGGGGACGGCCAGGTGATCGTCCGTCCCATCAAAGCGCAGCGCGGCCCACCCGCCCGGACGTGTCGAGGCACCCCACCCGCTCGTGGCGGTCGAGGCACTCATGCCCGTCAAAGTGGCCGGAAGACGCTTCGCCAGATCGACCAGGCGCCGGCCCCCCACGCGCTTGGGGAGGAGCAACCACCAGGCCGTGAGCCCACGGTTCAGCGGTGCCTCCCAGGCGATGGGCTGGCCATAGTCCAGGCTGCGGGGACCCAGCAGATGCAGCGGCATGGCACGGCCCCCTTCGGACTCAGATGGCGGTCAGATAGGCCCCGATATAGGCGAGACTATGCAGCGAGCCAGTGGCGTGCAGGTTCTGGCCGGTATTATGCGACACGAAAACACTGAAGCGTTTGGGGACAAAGCCAAAGGCTTCCGCGAGGGTCAAAGTCCGGATGGGATAGTCCACGGCCGTGGACGCGCTCACGGCAGTGACCCCGAGGAGGATGAAGGCACTATCGAGGATGTAGGCATTGGTGACGGTGCACCCGGCATCGCTGCCCGTCATGGTGTCGGGCCAGGTCGGGGTATCGTCCAGGGCCTGCACGCCATAGACGCGGATTTCGGTATCCACCGTCGGGGCGGAGGTGCCGGTAGTAATGGCCACAGTGATACGCCCGTCAATATAGAGATCCGAGGTATTGACGATGGCCGCCGATTCCCGTCCGATCAGAAAGGTGGCGGAGGTAGCGAGCGAGGCGAGCGTAATCGTCAGCGGGGTCGAGGCCGCGTAGGCAATTTTGACGTTGGCGTTCTCTTTCAAGGCCAACCACCAGGGGGCCTCGCCGGTCTGCTGGTAGGGCCGGTCATCGAAGTGTGGTGGTAGGCGCCGAGCAGGGGAAAGAAATTCAAAGTCGTGCCCCCGGTGCTTGACCTCCCACTCCCAGAGTTCCGCCGTAAAGTCCTGGAGCGTACGCCCGAGACGATGCCGGTGCTGGCAGGTCCAGCAGTACGCATCGAGGTCGAGCCGCACGCGGGCGTCTGGGGCACTAGGCGTCATGACGGTCTCCTCTAGGGAATGGCCCAGGCTTGTTCCACATCACTCCCGGTGAGGTTGCCCTGAAAGCCCATGACGGCAGGACTGGCCGTGGTGCCCGTACCACTGCTGGGGACGATGAGGAGCTTTTCGGCCTGCGAGGCTTTCTCGCGGCCCAGGGCGAGAAGAAAATTGACCTGGGTCTGCGAGGCGCCCTGCCCGCCAAAAATGGCCTGCCAGCCGGCACGGGTTTGCGCCAGCGACGGATTGACGACCCCTGGATTAAACATGCGCGCCCAGGCATCCCGGTCTTGCACCGTTTGCGCCTTGTAGGTGGCCCAGTTCCACAGGGTATCGTCAGGGGAGGTCGCTTCGTACACCTCTTGTTCCGCCAGTGCCGTGCGCCAGACCCAGAAATCGGGCGATGCCACCTGGTTATAGCCAGCCGCAATCGTATAGGCGTTTTCGCCCGTGTGCGCCAGGGATCCATACACCGGATGCGCGGCAATGTCGGCTTTGAGGAGCGTCAACTGCTGGGTGGTCAGTGGCACCAATCTATCCTTCTCATGGCGGCGTGTGCTACACTACGCCCGCCCTCGCGCCAGAGTGGGAGCCAGGCGCGTCCTCGCGGGGCCCCCGGATACGATGACGTCCGCGCAAGCCCTCCAACGGTGCGACCAGGACGACCGCAGCGACAACCACAGCCCGAGGGTCCTACGTCATTGACACGTCAAAAGCCCCTATATCAAACTGAACTGTGTCAGATGCGTTTACAGTTTGATCGACAATCGAGGCATTATCATACCCAATAATATTCCCGGCTCCACTCGCGCTATCGATAATAAAGCAGCTCGTAATGGTGCCCCACGTCGCCGTCGGCGTCGTAAACGTGATGGCGGCGACATTATCGAGCGCGCCGCCGCTGGCGTTGGTCCAGGTCGGCGCCGCCCCGCCGTTGATATTGACAAGTTTGCGGCTGTACCCGGTGGCCGCGGTGCTCACCTCCGTCACGTTCGCCTCGGTCGCCGCAGTATCGGCAATCGTCGCCGTCGCTAGGCCGATGTACGTGGCCGGCTTCGTATACGCCTGGTTACGAAACATGCGATTCAGGAGCAGGTGCACACAGACATCGACAAAGCCCGCGCCTGATGAGGCGTTGAATTGGACCTGGAGTTCACCGCTGGGAATCGTGGGCGTATTCCCCGTGACCGGCGCAAAGGAGGCCGTAAACGAGCCATACGCCAGGACATTGCCCGCGCCATGCGTGTTGGTATCGACAATGGCCCAGTCCGTCACGGTGCCCCAGGCGCCCGAGGCCTGCGGAAAGGTCACGGCGCCGCTCTGAATGACGCGGCGGGTGGCGGCGGCGCCAAAGGTCACGGCCGTGCGCGCATACCCGTTGGCATTGGTGACTTCGCTCATGCTCGCACCCGTGGACGTGTCGGTCAGCGTGCCGGTCGAGAGCGCCACATACACGGTCGCAACACTAGTATAAGCAGTATTAAATATATGGTTCAATAAGGCATTTTCGGCATAGTCTGATAAGGACCCCATCGCTTTGTCCTTTACAACGCCCGTGCACAGCGCACGTTAAAGAGCAGCACGGGCCGCTGAAAATCATCGGTGCGCAGCCAGTAGGGACTCTGGAGCGCCTGGAGCCAGAGATAAAACGTGCCACTGAGCGACGCATTCTGCACGCCGTCGAGCACGTCCCAGGCCGCCTGTGCTGCCGCCCGTGCCGCCGGATAGCCGTAGGGTGCCCCACGCGTGGCGACTTGCACCACGGGCTGCTCGTAGCGCGCCACCGGCACGTCATGGCTGCGCATGGGCGGCAACCCCGGCACTTCGATCAAGGCCAGAATGGGCGCCGTGTTCTCGATCGTATCGAGTGGGAACCCCCCCTTAAACAGCGTATTCCCCACGGCGCCCACGCCTTGACTCTGGAGATATGCGCCTAACTCGTCCAGCAGCATACGCTACTCATCCTTCACACTGCGGTAGACATGCGTTTCGGTCAGCGCCACGTCGGGCTGAATGAGCCCGTCCCGCACGTAAAAGGTGAGCGTCACGTCGCCGTGCATGCCCTTGCGCAGCAGCTCGCGCCATTGTTCCTCGAGTAACTGGAGGATGGTCCGCCGTTGCTGGACATTAAAGGGTCGCTCATACAGCACAGCTTTACGGGCGTCGGCCAGCTCAGGGAGCGGGTTGCCATAGCCGTCGTGGCGCATAAACTGGGGCATGCTCACCCTCGCAGGGCCGGGCCAATGATGGCGCCAAAGCGTTCGGCCATGCCGCCGGTCGCGGCGAAAAACGGCGATGAGAGATAATGCGCCTGTCCGCCGTTGGGATGGTTGAGCGTGGTATCTTCATGAATACGGATCGCATAGGGCGCGAGCCCATGGCCTCCCGACCGAATGATCATCTCCAAGACGGCCCCGCGCTCGACCGGCCCTTCCGTCATGCCGCTCGACACCAGCAACCCGGTATCAATAGGAGTAAGAAACCGACTCTCTTCCAGAATGCGATCGGCTTCCGTCATGAGGGCACGCGCCGCCCCATCCCGCGCCTGTGGCAGGAGCCGCTGCCAGGCTTGGCGCAGGGCCTCGATCCCTTCAAGCTCAATGGTGATCACACTATTGCCTCCCAATGGTCCTTCGCCCCTTGCGGCGTCTTCCACAGATCAAGCCGCTCGATGGCCGGGCTCGTGCCGTCTTCGAGCGTCAGTTTGTGGCGAATATCCAGCGCCACCGTGCCGTCAAAGAAGAGCAGCGCCCGGCTGACCCGCTCTTGCCCTTGCGCATTGGTAAAGACCTGTGTGCGGTATTCGACCCGGCAGGGCGTCGCCACAGGCGTGCCATACGTGGGCGCGCCATAGCCGTCCTGGCCCGTGTAGGGGGCTACCAGGACCGTATCCGTTAAGAAAGCGACGAGGGCGCTATGCATCGGCCCCTCATGTGCGCAGAATGGGAATAGCGATCATGCCCGCCATGACGCCATAGCCTTTGAGCAACGCGCGGACCTCACTGGGGACGCTCGTTACCGGTGAGGCCCCCACGACGGGATTCGGGTTATCCTGGTACGTGATCGTCGTCCCGCCAATCTTCGTGGACTTAATC